CTCATACTTTCCACGAATTAAGTTCCACCCCAACCGAAAAGAAGTATATCGCGATGCGCAAAACTGATCAACATTGCAAAATGGTTCAGTTCGATATTACGAAAGACGGTAATACGTGTAGTTACAAAATTAACGACGCTGGGTATGCGGGTAACGGTGGAGGGGGTATGGCTGACGGCGACATGTGTAAGGCGACAACAGACGCCGAAGTTATTGCGAAGTGGAATGCGAAGACTCCCGTCTCTAGTGCGAGGACCGGGTCTCGCGATGCGGGATATGGTCTCGAGTCCCTCGGTTATTCAATGTACTGTTAGACCTCTCTCGACAAACGCTTCGATTTGTTCACACAGATAAAGAAACTAGTATACATATAGATATAATGGACATGCGCCAGTACGTTGTCGATAAATTTTCAAATATACTTAATTTGCCGAGAGAACACACGATATGCGTGAATCTCGAGAAGAATGTATTTAATTGGGCCATTAAACGAACGCGCGCGAATGGCGAAGATCCAGAATGGTCGAATAGTAGACACGCCGATAGATATAAACACAAATTCCTTCAGATTCAATATAATTTAATTCAATCACCAAATTTGAAGGATCGCGTGTGTGGAGGAGAGTTAAAAACGAGAGACGTGATCGATCTTCCACCCGAGGGTTTATGGACGGACGGACCTTATTATAAAGCGAAGGAGAAACACCTTAAAAAGGAAGCCGATAAGGAGAACGCATCTAATTATATGCACGATCCGGATTATAAAGGTATGTTTAAGTGCAATAGGTGTAAAAAATATAAAACAACATATTATCAAATGCAGACTCGGAGCGCAGACGAACCCATGACTGTATTCGTGACGTGCCACAATTGTAATACGCGGTGGAAAACATAGATAGACTTAGAGATTAGAAACACGAATATTGTAAAAGAAAAGAAATGGACGCAACTCCCCCACAAAGTTCTCCCAAATACTCTCCTCGCGACGATTGGTCGGTTGTTTGTATACACGCACTTCAGGCACACGCATCGGGTATGATTCAAAAACACAAAGCGAATGTTTTGGTTTATCTTAAAAACCCCGCGGGTGTGGGCGAACACCCCGGTATTATCGAGGCTATTGAAACGGAATTAGATGCTATTTCCAGGTATACCGATCAACTCGATGTACTTAAAACCCACTTTGTTAATCCGCCGTACCACAATTAAATACACAAAGTGAATGATTGCGGGCTCGTTTTTATTATATATTCGGAATCAGTGAGATCAGTGTCCAAATCTCCAACAGATAAAACATAATTTAGACCAGATTCTTTCTTGTAAATGGATTTATTTTCGGGACTCGTGAACACGAGATCGTCATATACTATGCCGTGTTCATCTAATTGATTTTCCGTATATTTGACAGCTTCAGCGAAACACGGACGCGCTGTTATTATGACGACCCTGTACCCCATGAACACTGATTGTTGTAGTAATTTTATGATCGGTTTATTAGGTGTTCCGTTTGAATAAATGAGTGTATCATCTATATCAAACATAACAGCATCTCTCTCGGTAATAATTCGATTCGAGAGAATGGTATTCATCGCAAATCGCTTTAAGAAGTGGAAATATTAAAAATAATGGAGGGTCAACTCATTGGCGTGGAATATATGGATACTGGTAAGAGGGTTCTGTGTAAGATCATATCCGATTTTACTGACTATTACGAAGTATCCCGACTCGTGCGTACGCAAGATAATCGTGATTTTTTTAGTTTTAGTAATAAACACGATATGGTACATAAACACGAAGTGTATACTTTTTATGGAACGACCGACCTGAGAGATACAGGTCTTTATTCAAGTGCGCAACACCCAGAACCTGGTGATTTTTCTGATATACGAACGTATGAATACGCGGCGGGGTCAGCGAGCAGTAGCAGTGATTCAGATGATGATACCATAGATTCTGAAGATTTTGAAATTTTTCTAAGAGATTTGGCAGATGGAGAGTATTCATCGGTTTCAGAAATGAGTATTTAATAAAATATCTGTATATTGTATATCATAATGAACAAAAATATCATACTCATCGCCCTCGCGTTCGCCGCCGTTACTATTTATCTTTCTCAGAAGAAAAAGGAGGAGAGTTATTGCTCGGCGTGTGGTAAATAATATACTTAAATGAGAAACTTCCATTTCATGTAGGAGATGGAATGTCCGATCTGTTATACAGAAAATAAACCATCGTATTCGCTCGTGTGCGGTCATTCCTTTTGTTATCAATGCCTAAAACACTGGTACCAAAATTCGGAAACACAAACATGTCCATTGTGTCGCGGTTCTATATTCTTTAGGGGATTTCCACGTGTTAAAAATAAATGGGACGAGGAATTCATACATAAACGCGCGCGCATACTCAATAATACAAGTTTAGACGAAGTTTTACACACGATGAATATCATACACTCGGAATGTAGTAAAGTCGATGAAATGAAACAGAGATACATATCACCTCACTGGTTGAAGTTCGATTTTTCAATGAAAAACGTGAAACATATCATTAAATCGCCGAACGCGGATTATACAGTGGTGAATAATGGGAAGATCACGGAATACTTATCCATGTCTATAACGGACTTAAAAAAATGTGTTTAAGATAGGTTAGAAAAGATGGCACCTTATAATCCCCCAAACGCACATTATTCTGAAATGGACGTGTCCATGTACGACGAAGAGGATATTTTTAAGTTTATGGGTAAATCCGGGAAGAAGTTTTATTGGCTTACCAAGTATTTAGATCTTTCGTATCTTTGGTTCGATAAGAACCGGAAAATATTTGAGCTATGGGGTCCATACCAATCTCTCGTGAATTTTCAAGCACATAAAGTTATCGAGTGTGAATTGGACCTAAGTTGTAATAAATTGATTTAAAAATAAATCACCACTAAATTTATATAGTCATGGACTCTTTAGTAAAGAGCATGAAAGGCGTCAGCATATCTTCGGGGGAGGAGGATACTAAGAAGAGTATCATTACATATAAACGCCCCGCTATAAGGTTTAACACGATAAGCCAACATACCGGTAAACACGATATACGCCCCGGGCATTTTCTATACGATATCATAAGACCGGGACCCGTGAAACCCTATAAACCTCCTATGTACGCGATGGGTAATTATGATGATTACATCGCAAGTCTCAAAAGAAACTGCAAAGAAATGGGTATTGAATTTAAGCAACCAAATGCATATAAAAATACATACGAGTATCCACCACACACTAAAATGGTGCATCATATCGAATACATGGACCAAATCATAGTTAAACTGAACGTTCTCAAAAGTGGGAAGATTCGCGTTAAAATACACTCTGGGATGCACGCGCTTCATGAAAAGTATTATAATATGGGCCACCCACCACCCATTAAAAGTGTCGTGAGCGCATACAAGGCTTTGGGGTATTCTGAGCAGGTTTTGAATGCGATTACAAATAAACACGAGAAACGGCTCAAAATGATGAAGAAATATGGACCTAAAATAGATTCTATTTTTGAACAAAAATCGACTGCATCCAAAAAGAAAAAGAAAGAGAAGAAGGAAAAGGAAAGGGAAAAGGAAAAAGAAAAAGAAGAAATAGAAATTGTAGAGGAAGAAGAACCCGAAGATAAGGAGGAAGAAGACGAAGAAGATGAAGATGAAGATGAAGACGAAGGTATGGATGTCGAAATCGACGAAGACGAAGACGAAGGGGGTGAGCAGACGGAAGAAGTATGCTTTTCAGATGCGGAATGACACAATAACACCTAAGTATATAGATTGTATTAAAATTAAAATTAAAATTAAAAATGAATATATTCTTCTTATCAATGAACCCCAGTGAACTTGCCTATATGTATTGCGATCAACACATAGTCAAAATTCAACTCGAAATATGTCAAATGTTATATACCGCGTGGCACTTATCCAATGAATCTAGTTTTGTTGAGAATAACGCACCGTATACGAAGAATGGTAATAGACGGGGGTATAGATCTGCGCACGCGAAACATCCCATGACGTTATGGATTGCGTCGAGTTCGAATAATTATACATTCGCGTGTGAAATAGGTATGGCTATCACGATCGAATATACTCGGCGATATGGAAAGGTACACGCGTGTGCAAAACATATACTATGGCTTTACCAAAATAAACCACACACGTTTACTCTTAGGACGAGCGATAAAGCGTATTACTCCGATGTGGATATTAAAGAAGGTCTCACACCCATACCAGAGTGTTTACCAGAAGAATATAGACGGACGAGTGTTATTAGCGCATATAAAACATATTATTCCAAGGATAAAATGAAGTTCGCCAGGTTTAATATGAGATGAGTATAAAAGATTTCTCGGTTACATTATAAAGATGCCACCTCCGTTGGCTAATATTAAATTTCCCGAAGTGGCACCTTTGATACCCATAAAGAAACCTCCAAAATTTGAAAGGCGCATGTTTAGTGAATTTGTACGCGATGTTAAAGATCATAAAGTTAAACAGATAGAACTTCAGCCCACGACAAATACAGCTTTTTATATGGAAGAAGATGGGTCATTTTCATTTTCGAAATACCAATCATCTCCCAAGTTTTGGGATATTCTCATACAAAGTGATACGATAGTAGATATCGATACGAGCTCTTCCGTATCGAGCGAACTGCCTCAAATATTTTCATCTATTTTTGTTATCATAGGGTCCATCGTGATTCTTAGGGCATTAATTGGAATAATGCCAGGATTTGGTGGTGGGGAGGGAGGTCCTCCGGGTTTCCAAAACCCCTTTAATGGTAATGGTAGTGCAAATCTCGAATTGGAAGACGATATATCCACCCGTTTCGATGATGTACAGGGTATAGATAGTGCGAAGGGGGAATTAGAGGAAATTGTTGATTTTCTTCGCGAACCCATGAAATATGAAGCGAGCGGCGCCCGCATTCCAAAGGGTGCGTTACTTACGGGTAAACCCGGGACGGGTAAAACTTTACTTGCGCGGGCCATAGCGGGCGAATCGTCTGTGCCTTTTATACAATGTAGTGGTTCATCTTTCGTAGAAATGTTTGTGGGTGTCGGTGCTAAGCGCGTCCGAGACATTTTTGAATTAGCACGAAAAAACCAACCATGTATCGTTTTTATAGACGAAATAGATGCTATTGGTAAAAAGCGTTCCGTTTCGGGATTTGCCGCAAACGATGAACGGGAACAAACGATTAATCAATTACTCACGGAGATGGACGGGTTCGATAAGTCTTCTCAAATTGTCGTCATCGCGGCTACGAACAGGGAAGATATTTTGGATGAAGCTCTGCTCCGTCCCGGGCGATTTGATCGTAAAATAACGGTAAATCTCGCGGACGTTGAGGGCCGTGAAAAAATTTTGGAAGTCCACGCTCGAGATAAATTTTTCGATGAAAGTGTCTCCATGAGAGACGTGGCGCGTCAAACGACCGGGTTTACGGGCGCTGATTTGGCAAATTTAATGAACGAAGCGGCGATTCGAGCCGCAAAAGATAACGGTGGGATCATAAATTCCGGTATCATAGAGGATACATTTCAACGGGTCGTCGTCGGCGCGGAAGGTGGTGGGGCTGTTTCTAATAAACGTAAAACACGCGTCGCGTATCACGAAGCTGGACACGCGATCGTGGGTGCTCTCATGCCCGAATACGATGAGGTTCGTAAAGTGAGTATCATTTCTCGGGGAAGCGCCGGTGGTATCACGTTTTTCCAACCAGCATCTGATTACGATGACGGTTTATATACTAAAGAGTATCTCCTCTCACAGATTAAAGTTCTTTTGGGGGGACACGCCGCCGAAGAGATCGTATACGGACGAGACCGCGTATCGACGGGCGCGAGCAGTGATTTTTCGCAGGTATATATCATTGCCCGTGAAATGGTGACGACGTACGGTATGAGCGAAACACTCGGTAAGATAGGCGTGGACGTGAATACCATTTCCCAACAAACATCGAGCCATGTAGATATCGAAATACACGATATAGTGGAGAGATGCTACGGCGAAGTTTTGGCTTTATTACGTTGTCACGACGCCATACTCCAGGAACTCAAAGATCAATTAATCGAACAAGAAATAGTCGACGGGGAAGCTGTGTATAAACTCGTCGCCGCGTGTGAGTTTTCTAATTGTAAGCTCAGAGAAATATTGAAGGAGGTATAATATAAAGAATTAATTTCAGATTATATTATAATGGACTTATCTTCATTCGAATGGATCGTTGGTGTTGGGGGATTATTCGCGGTTGTGGCTTCCTATGGTATAGGGGCGAATGACGTGGCAAATGCTTTTGCGACATCCGTGGGTTCGGGTGCTCTCAGTATTAAACAAGCTGTGGGTCTCGCGTCTATTTTTGAATTTTCAGGCGCTTTACTCATGGGAAGTCATGTTACGGACACGGTTCGTAAAGGAATCGCCGATTATGCGTGTTTTCAAGACGATCCAGCCGTGCTCATGTACGGATGTCAATGTGTTCTCTTCGCAGTTTCTGTGTGGTTAATTTTGGCTTCTCACTTGGAAATGCCCGTGAGTACGACACACAGTTGTATAGGTGGTATGATTGGGATGGCCATGACATCTCGCGGTACAAAATGTGTAAAATGGAATAAACATATCAATACGTTCCCATTTTTTGATGGAGTCTCGAGTATTGTATTTTCTTGGATATTATCGCCCATTGTATCCGCAATTTTTGCTTCTACATTTTTTTATACATTACGAACAGCTGTTCTTCGATCAGCAAATTCTTTTGAAAAAACGAAATGGGCGTTTCCCGTTATGTTGGGAACGACCGTGTGTATCAATATATTTTTCATAGTTTATAAGGGCGCGAAGTATCTTAACTTGGACGATACTCCGATAGGTATAGCATTTGCCTATGCGTTTGGTATAGGGGGTGCTTTAGCTATTCTTTCATACTTTACTGTTTGTCCATACATAATCAGAAACTCACAAAAGTTATTCACCGAGGAGAGTGATAGAATAAACAAGGTAGAGAGTCTATCCGAAATTCAACCCGACGATTCCATCGATACAAGGAAACGAGGAATAATAGGTAGGATATGCGAACACATCAAACATTCGCTCAATTATAATAGAATGGATATCATCGAACAAGACGAGACCGTGAAACGCATTCATTCGAATGCAGAACAATTCGATGAACGAACAGAAATATCTATGCGGTACATGCAGATATTAACCGCGTGTTGTGGCGCGTTCGCACACGGTGCAAACGATGTCGCAAATTCAATCGCACCTTTCGGAACTATATGGGCTATTTATAAATCGGGCGAGGTTTCTTCAAAGAAGAACGATCTCGGCGATGACGCATATTGGATTCTTTGTCTCGGTGCGTTCGGTATAGTTTTAGGTTTGGCGACGTATGGGTATAAGATTTTACACGTTTTGGGTACGAAGATAGGTAAGATTACAGCGAGTAGAGGTGTGTGTATCGAACTCGCGTCCGCGACTGTTATCATCATAGGCAGTCGTCTCGGGTGGCCGCTCTCGACAACACATTGTCAAGTCGGTGCGACGACGGGCGTCGCTTTACTCGAAGGAACTGGTGGTGTTAATTATAAAGTATTAGGTAAAACTGTGGCCGGTTGGATCATAACACTCGTGGTCGTCGGTGGAACTACATCTTTACTCTTCGCCCAAGGCGCCTACGCACCGATGGTGAAATATCCCGCGTACATAATAAACCAATAAACGCAGTTAAAAGAGTGGTTCGTATACAATTAAATGACGATCGAATCGGTCGTCGAAGTATTTAAACAATATACAACACTTCCTTCACGAAGTCAAATAGAGAAAACTTTTAAAAAGATCCATAAAAATACTTCTAAAGATGATCTCTTTCTCAGGGGGAGAAAATGGGGGTGCGAGGCCGATGTTAATGAAGCAGAGTTTAGGATAGT